GCGTGGCAGGCTTTGGCGCGGGCTCGCGTGCGAGAACGTCACACAAGCGACCGCCCATGATCTTTTACGTGAGGCTTTGCGGCGTCTGCCTGACGTTGTTCTGCATGTTCACGATGAAATTGTTATGGAGTCTGATCGGCCCGAAGAGGCGAAAGCGCTCCTAGAAGAAGTAATGACGACGCCGCCCGCATGGGCGGAAGGACTACCGTTAGAAGTAGAAGCCACCATTATGGAGCGTTATGGCAAATGAGAGCGTGTGACGGATGCAACAAATGTTGCGAGGGCTGGGTTAGCGGAAGCGCGCTTGGCAAAGATTTTTGGCCTGGTAGACCGTGTCATTACAAGACGGGCAGCGGTTGCGCGGTCTATGATGATCGCCCGCATGACCCGTGCCAGACGTTTCATTGCGGCTGGCTACAGTTCGAACAAATCCCGATATGGATGAAGCCAAACGAGTGCGGCGTGATCGTCGTGCCGCGCCAGAAGAAGGGCGAACATTATTTAGATTTTATTGAAGCTGGCGAGCGCATGAACCCGCGTGTGCTGTCTTGGCTTCTTAATGCGTTTGCGTGCGGTCATTTGCGTAACATTCGCTGGCAGTTAGACGGCGGCTGGAATTACGCCGGCTCGACTGAATTTATCGAAATCGTGCAAGAAGAGCAAAAACATGTCCCTGTTTGATTATTTTACCGGACTCGCCCCGGATGGCGAGACAGCGCTGATCGTTAAACAGATCGACACCGGCAAGCTGCACAAAGACGGCTCGCCTAAGTATACGTGGCCGGCGTATCTGCCGAAGCACAAGCGCAAGGAAGGCGAGAGCTGGTTTCTTAACACCGGCTCGTTTATCTATGACCGTATGCAGGGCAAGCCGTCCGCCAGCGTCGCCAACTGCACGCATGTGCTGTTTATGATGCTGGACGATATTGGCACGAAGTCAGAAGTCCCGCCGTTGCAGCCGACCGCTATCGTCGAGACGAGCCCCGGCAATTATCAATACTGGTATGCCTACAGTGACCAGCCGACCGTCGAGGAACATTGCGCGGCGCTGACCGCTATTGCTGCGGCTGGCTATACTGACCCTGGTGCTACTAACGCCGTGCGTAACTGTCGCCTGCCAGGTTCAGTTAACGTCAAGCCGGGCCGCGACGCGTTCATATGCCGCGAGGTGGAGTTTAACAAGATAGAATACACGCTCGCGGAGATCTGCGCGGCGCTTGGTGTTACGCCAGCGGAAGCAGGCACGGCGCGGGCTATTACGTTTCGCGTAAAGGACACCGGCAATGACACGGTTCTGGCGTGGCTGAGCGAAAACGGCCTTGTTACGTCTGGCGTAAATGCCGAAGGTTGGTGTGGAGTTGTCTGCCCGAATCACGAAGGACACACAGATGGACAGATTGAAGCGCGATATAAGCCGCAAGATCGTTCGTTCTGTTGCTATCACGCTCATTGCGAGCATCTTGATAGCAAGTTCTTTTGCGATTGGGTATCGGAACAAGGTGGGCCGCGCACCATCCCCGGCCTGCGAGACGATCTCATTGCCGATTACACCAGCAAGATTAGCGCTTTGACGCCGACCGAAGCCTTCCCCGACGAGGCGGCGACGCGGATTGCCGAAGTCGAGCGCAAGCAGGCGGGGCGTGAAGAACGCGCAGGCTGGCATGAGCGCTTCGCTTACATCGTCGATGATGACGCTTATTTTGACAAGGACACGTGCAGCGAGATCAGCCGACGCGCGTTTAACGCTCTGTTCCGGCATATCGACTGTCGGTCGACTGGCGAAAAGCCGCGCAAGGTTGAGGCGTCGATCTGGTTCGACGAGCAGCGTGAGGCAATGGGCGGCTACGCGCTCAAAGGTCTGACCTATGCCGCCGGCGAAGACTGGATGGTTCACAAGGATGGTCTGGTCTATGGCAACGTCTGGCGTGACGCGCGGCCTGCTATTTCGACACGCTACGATCCGACGCCATGGCTAGAGCATTGCCGGCGGCTTGTGCCGGACGCGCAAGAGCTTGAGCATATTTGGAACGTAATGGCGTATAAGCTGCAACGCGCGGACGTGAAGGTTAATCACGCAATCCTGCACGGCGGTAAGGGCGGCTGCGGCAAAGACACGATGTGGGCTCCCTTTATCTGGTCTGTGTGCGGCCCGCACGAGAAGAACAAAGGTCTGATCGACAATGACAGCCTGACGAGCCAATGGGGCTATCAGCTAGAGGCTGAAATCGTCGTTCTTAATGAGCTGAAGGAACCGGAAGCAAAAGATCGTCGGGTGCTGGCGAACAGACTGAAGCCGATCATTGCCGCGCCGCCGGAAATGTTGACGATTAACCGTAAGGGCTTGCATCCTTATAAGATGGTCAATCGTCTCTTTATGCTGGCGTTCACTAACGAAGATATGCCGATTACGCTGGACAGCGACGACCGGCGATGGTTTTGCGTCTGGTCGGACGCGGACAAGATGACGGGCGAAGAAGCCAAGCGGATCTGGAGCTGGTATCACAACGGCGGCTTTGAAGCGGTCGCGGGCTGGTTACGCACGCGGGACGTGTCGGCGTTTAATCCCCAAGCGATTCCGCCGATGACCGATTATAAGCAAAAGCTGATCTATGTCGGCATGAGCAACGCGGAAAGCTTTATCTATCACCTGATCGAAAAGCAGGAAGCGCCGTTTAATGTAGACGTTATTTGCGGCCCTTGGCATGAGATTATTCGGCAGATGGGCCAGACCGCGCCGGACAATATAAGGATGCGGCTTGTGCAGCCGGCGCTTCACCATGCCCTGAAGGAAGCCGGGTGGGTTGACAAAGGGCTTTGCATGTCCCCGAAATACACGTCGAAGCGGCACATATTCGTGCGGCCAGAATTAGCGTCTTTGCCTAAAGCCAAGCTGCGCGAGATGGTCGAACCGGAGGCGAGGGGCAATGTCGTCGCACTTAAAAATTGATGCGGTCTTTATGAACGTCTTGGCCAATTTGACCAATCAGCTTGATTTATATCTGGACTGGGCATCCACTCCGGGGGATGATGAGTGTCCGCCGGAGATCGTCGAGGGGCTATGTCAGGCCCATGAGGTCGCCCGCGAGCTGTTGGAGGGCCTGGGCTATGGTCAGTCTCGTTCGTGATTGGTTGGTTGCCGCCGGTGCATTGCTGCTAGAATACGGACTCGGCGGCTTTCATCCTGCACCTCGTCTAGCGCCCATTCGAGCGCGTTCCGTAGACGGGTGCTTTCATCGACGGCCGCCGCTATAGTCCACTGGGCGCGTTGCCTAGCCTCGTTGTATCCCTTAAGATAGGACTCGGATACTTCTTGCTGGAGCGCCTTCAGGCGGCGTTCGAACTCGGACTCGGTCATGCCCTATAGCCTCGATTTTTATGCGCCCTTGCCGCCTCGCCGCCCGGACTTCAATGAATATGACCGGAATGCTTTAGCTCAAATGCTTGCGCCGCGCCAGATGACGCCGGAGGAGGGGCTGGCGCAGCGTCAGGCCATGCTAGAGCGTTTTCGTCAGTCCATGCAATTTGCGCAGCCAGGGTCGATGCTCGGCATACGGGAGCGCCAGCGCATAGAGGACACGCCGATTCCCGCCTCGACGTTTATTGATGGGCGGCAATATGACCGCCCGCAAGGGCCGCCCATGCCGTTTATGATGGCTGTTGGCGGCGACCGAAACGCGTTGCGGCAGGCGATTTACCCTTATCTGCAAGACTGGGGTTGGGCGATAGGCGATCAGAACCGCTAAAAAAGAAGGCCGGCTTGCGCCGGCCAGTCACCATAGGGAGGAAAACGGGCGTCTAGCAGACGCCATGGCCCATATACATCAGATCAAGCCGCCGCACAATCTCTTGTTCGGTTAGCACTGGGTTAGGCTCCGCCATAGGCTTCACGGCCTTCCAGAACGCCCATAGGGGCGGGTTCACTTCATAGACCGGCATATCCCTAGGCAGGTCTGGTATCACGGCCTGTATGGCCTCGTATTGCTCTTCGAACGTCATTTCAGCCCCAACACGATCTCGATTACGACAGCGATTAATAGTGCCATTGCTTCACCGATTTTCATAGCGGGCGATCCCGTGCATGATAGTTGAGTGGTCACGGCCACCTAGCACGTGGCCGATTAGCTGGTACGGCGCGCCTAGCTCATGCCGCGCTCGCCACATGATCTCAAACCGCGCCCAGGCCACGCCGCGCCGGCGGTTATGACCTAAAAGGTGTTCCGTGGAGATGTTATGCTTCTCCGCCGTCTCCCTTATGATCTCGTGCATTTTCCGGGCTATTGCGAAGTGATGTGGCGTTAGAACCATTTTGACCTCTGAACATGAAGTTGAGCGCGTGCGCGGCGGTCACAAGCGACCGTTCGTCAGCGTAGGGCGCGTTGATTGTGAGGATAAGAGAGCCGTCGCGCCTATGCAGCGACAGCCCCTTACCTACCCGCCAGCGAGCCGTCAGGCCGCCGGGTTTGGTGTCGAGATCAAGCCGTAGCATGTCCGCGCTTCTCCAGCTCATTCTGTATGATCTTTGCGCGGTAATCGTCCTGTTCTGTCTCTAGCAGGATGTTAAGCGCCTCGTCAGACAGCCAATGCAAAAGCTGGCTAAATTCGAAATAGTCTTTCATGCGTGACATTATAGGCCCCCCAGTATGTAGGTTATGAAGAAGAACAAAAGCGGCATTGCAAGCGCCGCCCCGACAGCAAAGGCGATTAGGTCAGTTTTGCTCATAATCGGCCCTACAGGCTGCATACACGTCGCGGCTGGCGCATAGGATGGCCTCGATCCGTTCGAATAGCGGGTCAGTCTGTTCTATGCAGCGGTCAGGCTCTTTTGCCTTATCGGCTTGTATGGTCAGATGCTCCAGCTCTATGTCATACGGGCCGCCATCGTCGCCCGTGTCGCGGTCGCGGCCTTCCCATTTGTAGGAGATGGTCGCGACGCCATAGGCATAGATGGCCATACCCGGCCACGGCTGAAATTCGTCCAGCTCATATTCTAGGGTCATGGCGCTTCCTTTGCTTCGTTAAAGTCTTCGCCGCAGTCATTGCATGACATATCGTCATAAACGCCGGACAATTCCCAGTTGTTTGTTTCAGGATTCCACGCGGCGCACGCATCGCGAGTAATGTTTTCGCTGTGGCAATGGGGGCATAACAGTTTCATGGGTTACTCCATTTTTCAGTCCAGTATTCTTCGGCGGCGTTGTCGTGCGCGTCTTGTAGGGCCTTATACGCCACGTCCAGCAATGGGCTGCGCTCCACGGTGGAGAGGTGATCTAGCAACGCCTCTAGCTGGTCAATTTCAATCTCTATCTCGATCATGCGTCATCCTCCGCATAAGCGCTCTCGATACGTTTGCCGGTATGGGCGCAATACAGGTTTGGATCTTCCCAGTTAACGTCGACCCCTGTGATCTGCCATTGCCGGTCGTGATACTCTGGGAACATGGTCGCGTGGCAGACCTGCCGCCAGCAGTCGCGCGCGGCGTCTATTGACAGCGCCTCGCCGTCGGCCGTGACAAGGTAAAGTGGATAGCCGCCCGGCCAGGCGTATTTATCGCGCAGCGCTTGTTTGATCGTCTGCATGTCGCAAAGCATTTTCATGGTCGTTTCCTTAGAGTGTTGCGCGCAGGAACTGACGCGCGATCATCTCGGCGTTGTCTAGACTGGCGATGGACGCGGCCAGCGCCATTGATAGGCCAAAGCGGGCCAAGAAGGCCGCCAGCTCGTCTTGCGGCACTTTGGCGATGATAGCGGCAGCCTGTTCTAGTTTGGCCTTTGGCACGCGTTTGCGCGGTACTGACTCGACGCCAACGTTGCCGCCCGGCACTTGATACTGTTTGTCCCACGTATAGACCGGGCCCGGTAGCTTGCGGTCGCCGATAACCATGTAGCTGGCGTCGCTTTTGTTAGCTTCGGCCAAGATGATCGGCACAAGCTTTTTGTTGTAAATGCCGAACCGCGCTTCATAGGCCTTTTGCTCTTTTGACTTGTATGTGCGGTTTGATCCGCCGCGCACCTGCATGTCTTTTAGACAGGTGCCGATATACGCCACGCCGTGCCCGGCGTATTGCACGCCGGGTTTCTGCCATTGTGCGTCCATCCATTCTTTTAAGCTTGTCATGTCGTTTGCTCCTATGTGGATACGTTACAAAATAGGCGACGCCATTGTCTAGCGTCGCCTGTGGTTATGCTGCTATTTTGTTCTCGTCCTGCATGCGCTTAAACGCGTCTTCATGCGCCTGCACGCCGGCCAGCAGTGTTTGTAGGGTTGACGACGACAGCCCCGTTTGAGGGCGGTTGTATGACGCGCCATATCCCTTGAACCAGATGGCCGCTGGCCGGCAAAAGTAATAATCGGCCAGCTTCACGTCAGGCTCTTGCGTCCCCTCATAAAACCATTTGACCGCCAGCGCCTTTGCGCCGTTCAACCCGATTCGGTCATGCCGGTTGCCATAACCTTTGGCCTCCTGCCTTGTCATGTCCTCTGTCCGCCAGTCATGGCCGGTCAGTTCATACACCGTTTGCCACGCCTGCTCGATTGCGGCGCGTTCGGCTTTGGTTGGCTTGTAATTGTCCCACATGGTCTTGGCTCCTTACAGTGTGGATATGTTATTTATAGGCCGATTGTGGATAGTGTCAAACATTATTTTACGAAAAGGCGAAAATAGTTGCGCGATAGTTGCGAGATAGTCGAGACGACGTGGGGCTGGAGGCGAGGCGCGGCAAGGGAATAGTCATATAGTCATATTGGTTTACTACTGTTATCAAAAGTGTAAATGTATACATAATAGGTAAAGGGTTGGGGCGATGTAAGTTTGCATGACTATTTAACTATATGACTATACGGGCCTCGTCTCGCAGCGCTGTTGTCAGCCCCAGGGCGACCTAGCACCAACCCACGCAGCCATGACTATTTGACTATGCAACTATGCTGCATCCGACATGCCGATCGGATGACTATATGACTATATATGTCAACTTAATGTGATGCTTTAAGTATACATTCATGATGCTCGATGATGTTAAGCTAATTGTAAACAGTTGATCGGTGGTTGGCATGGGGTCAATCGAGGGAGGGGGACTGGGCCGAGGGATCTCCTTTAAGAAATACGCAGCCATCACGAACAATTTTTATTTTTTTATTTTTAGTGGTAAAAGACTTTATGTTTGAAAGCCTACCTTATGAGCCGCGCAAAATAGAGGCGACGGAAGCCGTCCTAGAGCGCATCTACTTAGCCGCCCGCAAAGGGCTGAAAGGCGACACGCTCGCCTACGCCGCGGGCATGACCCCGACCGAGTATCGGCGCTTGGTGCAGTTCGATCCGATTGCGGAGTATGCTGAGCAGAAGGGCCGCGCCGAGGGCGAGGCGGAAATGTCTGAGGTGCTGCACAACGCGGCCCGCGCAGGCGACACTAAGGCGGCGCTGGACATTCTCAAGCACGTGCATCATTGGTCGGCTCCTCAATCTGTCCAGATTCAAGTCGAGCAGCGCATATCTATCATAGCGGCGCTGGAAGAGGCGCAGCAGCGCGTCATAGAAGGACAAGTATTAGATGCAAGTGCCGATCTACTCAGCGGACGAAGAACAGAAGCTGATGGCGACCCTATGGTCGGCGCAGGTGAAGAACGATCCGGTCGCGTTCGTGAGGATGGCGTTCCCGTGGGGTAAGGCCGGCACGCCGCTGGAACACTTCACCGGCCCGCGCAAGTGGCAGCTTGAGGTCTTACAGGATCTCAAAGAACATATCCGCCTAAACGGCGGTAAGGTCGACTTCGAAACCTTCCGTATGGCGACCAGCTCCGGGCGTGGTATCGGCAAGTCCGCGCTGGTCAGTTGGCTGGTGATCTGGATGCTGACGACAAGGATCGGCTCGACGACCATCGTGTCGGCCAACTCAGAAGCGCAGCTCAGATCTGTCACCTGGGCCGAGATAACTAAGTGGCTCAGCATGTGCCTTAACAGCCACTGGTTCGAAGTGAGCGCTACCCGTGTGCTGCCGGCCAAGTGGATTGCCGAATTAGTCGAGCGCGACCTGAAGCTGGGCACGCGTTACTGGGGTGTCGAGGGGCGGCTGTGGTCGGCCGAGAACCCTGACAGCTACGCGGGCGTGCATAACTTCGCGGGCGTCATGCTCGTGTTCGATGAGGCAAGCGGTATTGATGACTCTATCTGGGCGGTGGCCAGTGGCTTCTTTACAGAGAACACTCCTAATCGTTTTTGGCTTAGCTTTAGCAACCCCCGCCGTAACAGCGGATACTTCTACGAGTGCTTCAACAGCAAGCGCGACTTCTGGCGAAACAAGGTTGTTGACGCCAGAAGCGTGGAGGGAACTGATAAGGCAGTCTATCAGCAGATTATCGACGAATACGGACCCGACTCTAGCCAAGCGCATGTTGAGGTCTACGGAGCGTTCCCGAACGCGAGCGACGATCAGTTCATACCGTCGTCACTGGTCATGGACGCGCAGACACGGCCGCCATCACAGGATCAGACAGCGCCGATAATCGTCGGCGTAGACCCGGCGCGGTTCGGAGCTGACGCTACGGTCATCGCTATCCGTCAAGGACGCGACATCATCGGCATACGCCGCTACCGGGGCGACGACACCATGGAGGTGGTCGGGCGCGTCATCGACATCATAGAAGAGTTCCGGCCCCAATTAGTAGTGATCGACGAGGGCGGCCTAGGCGCGGGCGTGGTCGACCGGCTCAAGGAGCAGCGCTATAAGATCAGAGGCGTCAACTTCGGCATGCGCTCAACCAAACCGATCATGTTCGGGAACAAGCGGGCTGAGATGTGGCACGCCATGCGGGAGTGGCTGAAGACAGCCAGCATACCAAACGACCGCTTCCTCAAGAGCGACCTGACCGGGCCGATGATGAAGCCCGACAGTAAAGGGACTATATTCCTAGAGAGCAAGAAGGACATGAAGGCGCGCGGGCTGGCCAGCCCTGACGCCGCCGACGCTATCGCCGTGACGTTCGCGTATCCGGTCGCGCACAGGGAAGCAAGACCAATGGACAACAGACCGCGCATGACGTATGGTGCAGGCACAGCCTCTTCAGGATGGATGGGACACTAATGCCCCTAGTCAAGTCAACCTCCAAAAACGCCTTCCGTAAAAACATCAAAGCGGAAGTCGCCGCCGGTAAGCCGGTCAAGCAGGCCGTCGCCATCGCGTATTCTACCAAACGCAGCGCGGCCGCGAAGAAAATGTCGAAGGGCAAATCTTGTGGCAAGTGATGATGTAGTCGCCGCTGGCAAAGTCTCCGACAACCCGGACGATGACCGTCTGGCCACAATGCGTCACCGCTTTACGGTAGCGCAGGCGGCTTACTCTGACTCAAGAGAAGACGAGCTAGACGATCTGCGCTTCATGGCCGGCTCGCCGGACAACGCGTGGCAATGGCCGGCAGACGTGCTGGCGACACGCGGCGCGGTGCAGGGTCAGACGATCAACGCGCGGCCGTGCCTGACGATTAACAAACTTCCTCAACATGTTCGGCTCGTGACAAACGAGCAGCGCCAGAACCGTCCGACTGCGCGGGTCATCCCCGCCGACGACAACGCGGACCCGCAGGTCGCGGAGATCTTCGACGGTATTGTGCGGCACATTGAGTATATGTCCGACGCCGACGTAGCTTATGACACGGCTTGTGATAACCAGGTCACATACGGCGAAGGCTATATCCGCATCCTGACGGAATACTGCAAAGAAGATTCGTTCGAGCAAGACATCCGTATTGCGCGAGTGCGTAGCTCGTTTTCGGTCTACATGGATCCGATGATCCAAGACCCATGCGGTCAGGACGCGAATTGGTGCTTTATTACGGAAGACATTCCGAAAGCTGAATACGAGCGCATGTATCCTGACGCGACGCCTGTGACGGGCATGATGAGTCAGGGCGTGGGCGACCAGACGCTAAGCATGTGGGTCAGCCAAGAGACTGTCCGTATCGCTGAGTATTTTTACGTCGACACTAAGAAGGCGACGCTCAACCTCTACCCGGACAACATCACGGCGTTCAATAATACGCCGGAAGATAAGCGTCTGAAGGCTGTCTATGGTAAACCGCTGCGTTCACGCGAGAGCGACCGTCGCAAGATCATGTGGATCAAGACCAACGGCTATGAGGTGCTGGAAGAGCGCGAGTGGGCGGGTAAATACATCCCCGTGATCCGCGTGA